GACATGAATATCGAAAGGCATCACCACGACGTTGATACCTTTCCAGAGCAAACTCTGACAGTGGTTATCAAGAGTTACTGGACTACACCGGAGGATACGATGTGGCCGTTTAAGAAGCTAGAAATCACAGATATGAACATCGTGAGGGAACTAATCTCGACAATGAAAGATCATAGTGCGATTGCGGTTGTAACGGACGAATGTAACCTAGCAATTCAAGCCAATAAGCCTGTGGTCGTGTTTGGCGTCGAGTGCGACCCACACGAAGTATTAGGCTTATTGCCGATGTTGCCGTAACTGAGGAAGTAGAATAAATGAAAGGTTTGCGAATCCAAAAGAAACAATATCTATCAATAGGCGAGGCGGCGTTTCGCCTGGGAGTCCACCCAGACACCTTGAGACGCTGGGGCGAGACCGGCGAAATCACGCCGATGGTAACTGACAAGGGACACCGCAGATACAGCGTGGAAATGATTGACGAGTTCTACATCAGAAACAAAAACAAAATGACACCTATAAGCCGCCAGCTAAAAGCAATCGGCGACTCACTTGTTCGATTGGCTGCTGAACTGACAAACATCGTGGCAGATATGGAGGAAGTAGAATAAATGAGCAATTACGCTATCGGATGTTGCAATGTGTTTGCGGCTGGAATATCGGCAGCCGTTGTGCTTGTGGTTGTCTCCACTTCGAAGCGATGGGGCATGATTGCATGGTTCGCTTTTCTCACGGCAGTTAATCTTGCGGCGGCTTATTGCAACATGGTCGCCGGGAGCTAATTGGAATACGTTTTTGATCCAACACTTCCCAACAAAATCATCGCCTTCGGTGAGAAGTATTGCCGCCTATCTAAGCACCCATTCAATGGGCAGCCGATCAAGCTCCTGCCGTATCAACGGCAGTTCATCACCGATCTATATGGCTGGCGTAAACCCGATGGCGAACTTAAACATTCGCTAGGGCAAATCTGGATCGGAAAAAAGAACGGCAAATCTTCATTCAGTGCTTATTTGTCATTATGGAATTTGCTTTCCACCCCTGGCAGCGAAGTCTATGTCATATCCGAAACGGTCGAGGCGGCAGACCAAGTATTCGACGAAGCCTGCAATATGGTGGAGCAAGACCCCGTATTGCGGAAACGGTTATGGGTGCGCCGCAACCGCAAGTGTATCGAAGATGAAACAAAGTTTTCGAAACTAAAGGTTCGCAGTTGTTCGCCAGAAATCAACGCCATCAACTGCGGCTGCATGATTCTGGACGAGCTAGCCGCTTGGCCGAAGTGCCATGCACAGATTGTGTGGGATCGCATCCAGGGTGCAGGCAAAGCTCGAAAAGACCATCACAAAATTGTGCTAAGCACCGCACAATTCGACAAAACAACGGTTGGATACCATCAATACTGGCTGGCAAAACAGACGCTCAAAGGCGAAATCGACCGGGCCGATATTCTTCCTGTTATCTTCGAAGTAGACGAACATGAGAATTGGCGTGATCCAACGAACTGGAGGAAAGCAAATCCTGCCGCAGATGTTCTCTGGCCTTTTTCACGGCTGGAGGATGACTATAAAAAGATTGAATCTTCGCCGATAGATGAGGCTGGGTTTCGCACTCTGGCACTTAATCAATGGGTGGGCCATGCCGATCAGTGGATTGCCTCAGACGTTTGGGCCAAGTGCCATAGCCCTATAGATGAGACTGCACTACACGGGCGACCTGCATACGTAGGAATTGACTACGCACGCCGATACGATCTAGCAAGCTACTGCATCATTGTTCCGGTTGATGATCTAGTTTATCTGCTGCCACGCTTTTTCATTCCAGAGAAAATGGCAGAGAAGAAACAGCGTATTGATAGAGTTCCCTATTTGTTGCTGTGGAAAGATGATCCACGCTGTCATTTATTCTTGACCGAGGGCGACGTGGTAGACCCTGGATTCATGCGGGCGAAGCTAGCCGAAGATGCCAAGAATTTTGACATACAAGAAATAGGCTTCGATCCTTACGGCATGGAAGAAACCCGCCAGATACTAGAGGCAGAGGGCTATAGTATGGTCGAGATTACGCAATCTCCTGCCGTTATGTCACCTGCTGTCGCCCACTTCGAGCGGCTGGTTATTCAGCAAAAGATTGTGCATGACAACCCGATCCTATCTTGGAATTTGGGGAACTGCAAAATCAGACAGATAGGTGCGAGCGATCAAATCATGCTGGATAAACAGAAATCAACAGCACGCATTGACGGGGTTACTGCCAGTTGCATTGCCATAACAAGGCTGCTGTCGCAGCAAGAGTTTTATTCTGCGCCGATATTGTGGGGCTGAAAATAGAGCATACCTGCCCTAACTACAGGTATGCTCAACTGGTTAAAAAAGACATTCCGCCGGTCGGATGACACAATTCGAGATGACTGGCTGGGGTTGTCGGCGGGTGGTCTAGACTGGACTACTTACGCTCCAAGTCATGCGGGCGTGTCAATTACACGCAATAGCTGTTTTTCCCTGCCCGCTTTTTATCGGGGCGTTCAACTTGTTTCGAGCAGGATCGGTAAAACGCCATGCCCGATCTACAAAGTAGGCCCGAACAATTCCCGCACTCTATACACAAATCATCCTGCTTACACTCTGCTTAATCGCTTCGCAAACTGGCAGCAGCCGAGCTATCTGTGGAAGCGGCAAATTATTTCCGATGCGATATGGGCGGGGAATGGTTATGGATTGATCCAAAAACAGGAAGGGATTCCGACCGCTCTAGTAAATCTCGACCCCGAAACAACCAGCGTGTTTTGTATCTTCGAGCCTAATGGCACTCCAGACGTCTGGTACACGACCACGCTTGGCAATGTGTTTATGGTGTTGCGTGCCGAACGTGTGATCCACGTAAGGAATATTGGGCACCAATGGGGTCTAGTTGGGCTGAAACCCATTGATATTTTGAAGGATACTTTCGGCCTGGGGATCGGAGCAATCCGCTATGGGGCGACCTACTTCAAGAATAACGGCGGGGTGCTAACCGTGATTCAAACGCCCAACAGTCTCAAAGACGAGGCAGCAGTCAGACAGTTCAAAGCGGGCTGGGAAGAAAACCATACCCGCCCAGAGAATTCGCACAAGTTCGTGATTCTACAGGCAGGGGCTACTCTTAATCGTGTAGGGATCAGCAACGAAGAAGCACAGTTTATAGAATCCCGCCGCCTCACAACCGATGACATGGCTTGTATTGTCGGCATTAGCGGCCACAAGGTAGGAAGCAAAACAAACAGCAGCTACGGAAGCACCGATGCTGAAAACACTGCGATGTTAGATGATACTTACGATCCGTGGTTTTGCGGGTTTGAAGGCGAACTTATGTTGAAACTTCTCACGGAAGCGGAGAAGCGAAGCGGCAAAGTCATTATAGAATTCGACCGCAGCAGTGTTCAAAAAGGCGATGCACCGAACTGGGAACAAAGACAAGTATTTCTGAGAAACAATGGTGCGATAAGCTGGCCCGAAATGCGTGAGGCACTTGGCAAATCTACTGAATTGCCAGAGGGTGTAGCGGAATGGGTTAGCTCTGTGCAGACCAGCGAACCGGACGATCAACAGGAAGAATCTTTAGATAATGTGCCGGTCGAGGAAGATCAAAAAGCGCCGCCATTCAACGAAGATGAAAAAGAGCCGGATGATTTTGCACGTTCGCTTCTACTGGCAAACGTCGAGCGGCTTGTGTCGAGGCTGCAAAAAGACAAGAGCTATTACAGTGGCAGGCATCGGGACATTTTCCGCACGGCACTGCCAGGATGCGACACGTTTATTGAGAACTTTTTTGACGAACTTGACGCAGTATTGCCAGAGCAAAGACAGCCAATTATTGACGGGCTAAACCCACAGGAAATTACAGGAAAATTATGGAACGATTTACACAGGGAATAATCCGCCGAGCAGGCGACAACAAAATCGCAGGAGTGGCGGCGGTCTATTGGAACGGGCAGCCGCAAACTCAATATGAAGCCATGCCAGGGGTGCAGGAGCGAATAGCACCTGGAGCATTCGACCAAATTCTAAGAAACAAGCCGGACGTTTTAGCAGGCTGGGAACACGTAGCACACGGCGGTCATATCCTGGCTCGCTCTGGTGCTGGCCTCGATCTGTGGAACGAACCGGATGGATTGCACTTCTCTGTAGAACTTGACCCTGCATTAAGCTACGCCAGAGATTTGATGGTGCTGGTTGATAAGGGTGTTATTCGGGGTGCTAGTTTCCACGCTGACAAAGGCTTCCGTCAGTGGAACACTGACGGAAGCAGCTACACAATTCAAAGATTTGCAGGGCTGCAAGACATAGCTCTAACGGCCAAGCCAGCTTATACCGGCACTTCGGTACACCGCAGCACTTTCGTCGGCGATGATGTTCAAGCTCTTGAAGCAGAGCGGCTAGCTTGGCTGGATACTGTTGCACGCTTGGAAAGAGCGAAGCAGTTGCATAGATAAGTTGGATACTACGATAGTCGGGCGATTGCCCCACTTTGCCTTGCGGCAAAGTGGGGCTTTTTATTGTTGTGTTGCATAGATACTTCCATAACCACGCCCAAGAGCGTGAATTTTGGAATTATCTACAGATGAAAAGTATTAAGGAATATGACGAAATTCTCGGCGAAATCAGCCGGTCAATCGTCCAGGTTGCCGACAAGGTAACACAAGAGGAAAGAACCTACACGCCAGAGGAACAGAAGCAGTGCGACCACTGGGAGCAAGAAAAATCCAGACTAGAAGATGAGCGGAACACTGTTGAGCGTGTTGAGCGTAGCCGCCAATATCGCAAGACTGGCAATGCTCCGATTGAGCTAAGCCGCCCCACTGACACCCTACGCTCGAAAGACATTGATAATGTATTCCGTGCTTGGGCATTAAACCGTATTGGGTGCGATGACTCTATCACCCGCTCGATGTTTGAAAGCGTGGAGAAAACAGGCTTCAATCTTCAAGCCCCTGGTATCTCTTTCGAGAACATTGTGCGAACGGGTTTGGCCATTGGCACTACGGGCAGTGGTGCTGAACTTCAAGACGGCAGCATATTCGGCGGAATTTCCGTAAGATTAAAAGCCTACGGCGGAATCGAGGAGGTTTGCAGCCATGTTAAAACTCCACACGGAAACCCCTGGAGTTTGGCTAAGCTCGACGATACTGGCAACGTCGCCACTATCTCTGCTGAAAACGGCACGATTGGGGATCAAGATTTAGGCACTGCCAAAATCACGCTTGGAGCATATAGAATCAACTCTGGTGAATATCCAGTGTCGGTCGAAATGCTCGAAGATTCTGCGGTAGAACTCACTCCGCTAATTGGAAGTTTTCTGGGAACACGTATTGGACGTGCTAGAAGCAACTATCTAACTAACGGCACGGGTTCTAGCCAGCCAACTGGTTTTCTAACCAGTTCCACAAACGCTGTTACGGCTGCTGGAACAACTGCTGTAACTTACGCCGAATTGATGCAGTTGTATCACGCACTTGATCCAGACTACCGTGATAATGCGGTCTGGATGATGCACGATTTGGCGCTGAGTATGTTGGAGCAGGTTCTAGACGGGAATGATCGCCCGATTCTATACAGCTTGCTCGACGGCTTAAACAATCAAGCTCCTGCCGAGACGATCAAGCGTAAGCGTGTCGTCATCAATCAGCAGATGCCAGTTCCAACCGCCGGAAATGTCGCTATTGCTTTCGGCGACTTCACAAACTTCTATTGCCGTGATGTTGGGGAGCGTCGGTTGTTTGTTGATCCATACACTAATTCGAAAACTGGGCAGGTCAATTTCTTGGCTTGGGATCGTATGGATTCCGGCCTGGGTAATGACTACGCTATCCAGACTTTGACGATGGCTGCCAGCTAATTAAGGAACTGAGGGAGAAACTCTGTTGAGAGCCGCCCGCCTTTTGGCGGGCGGCTTTTTGTACGAGCATCATACATATATTCATGCAACCACTAGACCAATTTCTGAACCTTATCACTCCTGCCGCCAGCTACCCGATTACTCTACAGGATTTGCTGGATCAGTGCAGTCTAGATGATCCGAGCGGATACTACACGAATCGGTTGAATGACTTGATCGCAGTGGCGACCGAATTCATGGAACACGAGACAAATAGAAGCTACGTTGTGCAAACGTGGCAACAAACGCTGCCGTATTTCCCGAGTCATCATCACGGATATTACAACGAAAGTTTTCTAGATGTTGGTTACTATCCTCGACGGCATCATGTCAATCGGCTACAGATAAGCCGCCCGCCATTGCAGAGCGTGAATTTCGTCAAATACTATGATACCACGAACACGCTCCAGACCATGAGCAGCAGCGATTACAGGGTTATAACCCCTGGGACTGCCCCTGGCTGGCTAGAACCGACGGCAGGCTATTGGCCAGCAACATATTGCGAAACGGGTGCTGCCGTCATGGTGGAGTTCGTGGCAGGATACAGCACCCCGCCAGCACTTGTTCAACACGGAATTAAATTGATCGCAGCCGCTTGGAATGCGAATAGAGAAGCGGAAATAACAGGCACGATCAGCAAAACACTCGATCTAGGTCTAGATCGGATATGCGGCTTACTATCTACAGGAGTTTATATTTAATGGCAGCAACAGCGCAGCAAATTACAAATCTAATCGCCCAAGCAAATGCGGTTCAATCCGCCGCACAAGGCATGACCCTCGACAACATCACGCCAGATAGTCTAGAGTTGCTGTATCATTCAGCAAGAAAATTAGCTTCCCTTTGCAATCAAACAGCCCGGGCGGCAAAATTTAGTATTTGCCATATACCGGCAGCTAAAGTTGTGGGCTAATTATTCCAGCACCAAATAGTTCCAGGTGTAGACTACCGACGTGGTCAATGTTCCGCCGCCCGACGCTATGTCAAATCCCGCCGTTGTCGTGTTGGACACGTATAGCTGAATCCCACTGGCTCCAGGTTCGGCGGCAGTAAAGATTACATAAGGTGCAGTTGCCAGTGGTGTCGCAAAAACAACACTTGCGATTGCAGACGATGGTTGGTCGCCAGGAAGTAAGCAACTATAAATCGAGCTAAGGGTCAAGCCGTTTGAGGTGGGGGCGAAAGCAAATGAACTGACGCCGTTTGTATAGGGTGCGAGATAAACTATGGGGCCTTGTGCAGACGCATAAAAAAAAGGGTCGCTAGCCATTGCAGTTGCCAATGCGTTGGCATCAAAGGCAAGATCACCAGTGCCGGACAAAGCAACATTCCCGCCGCCGCCATTAGCTGGATCATTCACCCCACCTGGAAGATAGAACACATAGTTCCCGCCGCCGCCCGCTTCGTAGTATAGATACTCACCATCTAAGTCCGCTTCATTGGTGAGCGTCAGAATATAGCACCCATAGGAATTTCCATTCTGACCCGCCGCACCCGTCCCCATAGTCAGTGATATTTGACCGACAAGAGGCCCACCCACAATCGCAACTTGTGCATCGAAACCCGCACCAGCTTGTGGCACGAGTAGGGGAGTTGTGCCTGCTGACGACGGGCCAAGCGTTGGCTTGCTTGTTAAATCCGTGTAGCTGCCAGAGGTGGCGACCGTCGCCAAGCTGGGTTTGTTGAGAATTTCAGCAACACCACTACCTGCGCTCCAATCGCTATTGACTTGGGCCGATGGAATAGACGGCTTACTGCTCAAGTCATCATAGCTGCCGCTTGTGGCAACGGTCGCCAGCGACGGCGTGCCGGTCAAATCTGTATAACTGCCCGACGTGGCAACGGTCGCCAGCGACGGCGTGCCGGTCAAATCTGTATAACTGCCCGACGTGGCAACGGTCGCCAGCGACGGCGTGCCGGTCAAATCTGTATAACTGCCCGACGTGGCTACGGTCGCTAGCCCCGAGGTTGCCGCCTTGCTATTTAGCTGGGTTTGAATGGAACTACTAACACCATTCACGTAACCCAAAGTTGCGGCAGAATTTCCCGCAATAGTGAATCCGTTCATATCGAGGTTGCCGCCCAGCTCTGGGCTAGTATCGTCTACAACTGCGGCAATCCCACCTCCGCCTTCATCGCCAGTGGCTACGGCATTCACGTAGGACGTGAGGGAGCCGGCCGTCAAGTCATGGTCTACAGCCGTCGCTGGGGCATGGTATGCGGCGGTTGTGCCTTCCTGCCCTCGCACGACCGTAAGTGCAGACCCATTAACTGCGGTAACCTCCAAAATTTCTAACTCACAAATCACATAGAAATTCGGCGAAGGAAAAGAACCTGCATCAACCACGCTGATCGTGGTATCGCTGGGCTGAACAGCCGACGAAAGAGTGGAACTAGCAAAATTGGCGAAGTGAATAGTCATGCCTTTATCTAGTATTTCCTACTAGATATTGCATGGCTGTATTACGACAAGGCGACCTCGAATGGCGTGTTCAAATCCAAACGCCGATCTACACGGACAATACCGATGGCGAACAGCAGATAACCGGCTGGACTCCAGTACAGGATTTATGGGCTAGTATCAAATCACTGACCGGCAGGGAGTATCTACAAAGTCTGACAGTGCAGGCACAAGTTACGTGCAAAATTATCATCCATTATTGGCCTACTCTGACCACTGACTGCCGTATCCAGTCCCTAGCACCTATTGCCGGAAGGAATTTTGACATTGTGTCGGTGTTGAATGATTTTGACAGTCGCCTAATCACGACCGTGATGGCGATAGAGCGGCTGACATGATTGATATAGATATTTCGGGATGGAAACACCTTTTGTCAGCCATCAAAGAATTGAACAAACAGCAGGAGCGGCTGATTTATTCCCAAACTTTGCGTGATGGTGCGAAGGAATACCAAAAAGCGGTCATCGAGGAAGCACCAGAGGGCGAAACGGGGCAGTTAAAAAAAGGCCCAAAAGTAAAAGCGATGAAGAGGAAGGCGGGCAGGGTGGGATTCTCCGTTAAATACACGCTCGAAGACGGGATGAAGTGGTATGTAAACGCTATTGAATACGGAGCTAAGCATTCTGGATCATCGCATAACGCCGTCATTCCTCCGAATCGTTTTATGACACGGGCATTTGACCGTATTACCCCTGGACTAGAGAAGAAACTACCCGAAACAATGAAGCAAAAGCTAGAACAACTAGCAACAAAATTAGGAAAACGCTGATGTTCCCACGTCCATTTTGCACCTATCAACCGACACCGCCCGCACTGACGCAAATAGAAGAGGCTATAGCCTATTATCTAACTGCCAGGGGTATTGTCCGTCCACAACCCTGGGTTCTGGCGATGAACAGCGTTCTTTCGTCCGGCAATCCGGCTATCGGCTACGTGTTAGTAAGCACGACCGAGCCTGGGGTTCTACAGGGTGCGAGCGGTCTAGCGACTACACGTCTACAGTTAAGTTGCCTGGGTGTCGCTTATCAAGATGCACGAACTCTAGCTGTTGCTAGCCGCAATGTTCTGCAAGGTTTTAGCGGCCAAGTTAGCGGAGTGCGTATTGACGACGTGAAGCTCGATTCAGCACACGACATAAACGAACCACTAAAGGAAGGCCAGCAAAAACCCATCTTCCATCGGGCAGTGGATTACAAAATAAACTGGCAGCCAGGATACCCGAATAATTTGTAGGTGAGAGTCATAGATAGGGTATGACTTCACCAGCAAAACACAAAGCACTCGGCGCAACATTTACTTTTGATTCTGTTGCATTCCCTTTCGTCGAAAGCGTATCGCTCAACGGCGTGAAAGTGAACATGAAAAAACTTTCAACAATTGATGACCAGTGGAATACTTATGCCGGAACTTCAAGCGAGCCTGGCTCCGTTAAAGTGAAAGCGTATTTCGAGGTGGCTGCCTACGCCACGATTACGGCCCTGCTAGGTGCGCCGGTTTCTTGCGCCTGGACTCTGCTATATGACACGACAGAGGAAGTTACAGGCAACGGAGTCTTAGAGTCATTTGACTTGACCGGCCTATCGCAAGATGAATATGCCGAAGCGGAGTTCGAGATTAAAAACACGGGTGCGGTTACGTTCACAAATCCCAGCTAATGAAATTCAGCCGTAGCAAATAATGAAATTCAGCCGTAACAAAGAAGTTCAAATAGATGATTATTTGTTCGTTGTGCTGCCGCTCAACGCCAAGCGTCATTTTGAATTGTGCGATGAGTATAAAGACCGTGATGAGAACAATGCTTTCATGCGGGCGACTATGACCGAGTGCATTACGCTCGACGGCAAACCCGCCTTCGCTTCGCTCGACGAACTGCTAGACCTGCCCGCCTATGTTTTCATGCCTCTGATGAAGGCCACGTCATATGTGAATACGTGGAATACTGAGGCGGTTGAGGATTTAAAAAAAAGCTAGATGATCCGACCTATCGGATTATCAAACGTATAGCCTTTAAGCTGGGCCGAACAACTGATGAATATCTATCATCTTCCTCGACGCAAAGCGTCGAGGAAGATGTTTTGTTTTATATCTCAGAACCCTGGTTTGTGGGTGAAAGTCAGTCTATATCTGCCCTCTACTCCGCCATTCTAGCACCCCATATCAAGGGGAGTATTCCGCTAGATTCTCTGGCGATGTTGCCTTTGGGCTGGCCGCTCACAACTAAAGCAATGCCGTCGGCACAGCAACTAAAAATGCAATTCATGGCGGCGGGGGTAAAAGTGGTGGAAAAGACTAAATAAAGCATGAGCGGTGTAATCGGCAGTCTAACCATCAATGCAAAAACGGAGTATGAAAAGGCCTCACAAGGCTTGAAGCATCTCGAACATGATATTTCTTCCTTTGGTCAAGCCGCAGATGCAGGGGCGCACCATCTATCCGGCTTGAAAGAGTCAATGGAGGAAACGCTAAAAGGTGCGTTGGGTATTTCGCTCGGAACTGCCCTAGTTGCGGGTATAGAAAAAGGCATCGAAACAGTTAAGGAATTGGGCGAAGCCTTTGTCGAGAGCCTCAAAGAAACCATCGAATACGGCGACCAGCTTTCAATCAACGCCATCAAGATCGGGACGAGCGTTCAATCATTATCCGAACTCTCATTTGCAGCCAAGATGGTTGATGTAGATTTTGAGGAATTGAGCAAAGGTCTAACAAAGCTCAACCAAAATCTAGGTCAAGTGCATCAGAGCCAGCAAACAAAAGACACGTTGAAAGTTCTTGGCCTCGACAGTGCAACACTCAAGGCCCAAGACCCCACCAAAACCCTAGAGCAAATCGCAGAGAAGATTAAAGAACTTCCTACTGCTGCCGACCGCTCTGCCGCCGCTATGAATTTGTTTGGCCGCTCTGGTGCGAACCTGCTACCGATGTTTGCAGAGGGTGCAGAGGGCATTCACAAGTGGGCAGAAGAGGCCCGCAAACTAGGTCTATCAATCAATGACTATGACGCTGGCCAACTCAGAGAAGCCAACGACGCATTCAAAGAGATGGATGGTGCTATACAAGGTGCGAAAATTGCATTTACCAAAGAATTAGCTCCTGCCGTAACCGAGGGCATCCATCAATTTACGGAATGGTGGACGGAAGGCGATAGAGGAATGAAAGCCGTAGCACAAGCTGCGGCTTTCACGGCCCAAGCTGTCAATAATTTGAAAGTAGTGGCCGAAGCAACTGGGGGCGTGCTGGACGGCATATACAAAGCTGCCGTGTTATTTGGTGGTGGCGATAATACTCCCCTGCCAGACCCGAAGCCTCTAGAGGGTGCCTGGAAAGAACTTGCCGACATGATGAAGGAACAAGCGGACGCACAAGCGAAAGCAACCGCCGCAGCAGCCGCAGCAACCGCACAACAGGCAGCCCAGCAGGCCAAAGTAACTAAGACCGCCGACGAAATAGACAAATTAAATTCCAAGTGGCAACTAGAAGCTGACACTATGGGTATGTCCGCTCGAAGCGTCGAAATGTGGAAGTTAGCGATGAAAGGTGCGACCCACGAGCAACTAGAACAGTTAGGTGCAACCGACAAAATGCTGACCCGCATGGAAGCAATGGAAAAGAAAAACAAGGATGCAGCAAAGGCGGCAGAGGATGCCGCAAAGGCAAAGAAAAAACAGGCAGAGGATGCAGTTGCCGATAACAAGCGGCATGCAAAACAAATCGTCGAAGATAGTATGACTCCGCTAGAGAAGTATGCAGAGAAAATTAAAGAGATAGACGACCTACGAAAAAAAGGTTTCTTGACCCAAGAGCAAGCGGCGAAGGCACGAGCCAAAGAGCTAGATGGGCTAGACCCGCATAAGCGACACGACCAAAAAGACGAAATGCACTTCGCTGGGGCGCACTCTCTTAACAGTGCAGAGGCGCAGCAAGCGATTATGTCCGCCCGTTTCCAAACGGGCGGACATAAACCCGACCAACAAATTGCGAACAATACAAAAAAGGCAGCCGACAAACTAGAGGCATTGGTTGCCCTCTTCCAAAGAAAACAAAAACAAAACAATGCTGTTGCCTTGAATTAAGGAGCGTATGACCTGCACCCCATATTATACAGTTAGCGGCCCGTTTGTAGTCGGGGCGCATTATGTCTTGACCGATAAGGCCACTAGAGAGAGAGAGTATGTCTTAATGTTCGAGGTGGTCGGGACGTGTAACACGACCGATGGCGAACCATATCGTGATTTTGGGGCTGACGATGCAATCGCCGAATTAGGCTTCAACCTGGGGGCAATTTATTCTGGCGACACCAACGCTAGATGCCGTGATATGCAATGCAGTTTCGAGTTAGAAAACGTCTGCAATGTATTTTGTATTTTTCGCACGGGCATTGTGCAGACCGATAGTCCGACCAGTCAGCCACCGATTTACGACTG